TACAGCTTCTACTTCTTGGGCAATGACACCTATCTCTGAGCCACCGCTTTCAATCCAATCATATGACACACCACGAAGGGACTTAACTGCATCCAGTGAGCCTGTCAGTGTCTCTACGTTAGTCTTGAGGGTGGCGTCTGAGGTGGTGTTGAAGTTGGCTGCGTTGACTGTGCCTGAGAAGTGGCCGTCTTTGAAGCGACCCCAAGAAGAAGCACCTAAATCTATTGCGTCGCCCTTCGCATCGCCACTAGAGTTAGCAGGAAACACAATATTAGAACCAAAAGTTAAATGGCCGTCTGAGCCATTTGTAGAGCCAATAAACAGATTTCCTGACTTAGTCCCAATACTCCCCACAGCGGTGCCGTCTGATTTAAACTCAATAAAGTCGCCGTCGTTCGTCAGTCGATTAACAGCCAACGCAATCCCGCTATCCCGTGTTATTGCTGCTCGGCCATCTGCTCTAAAAGAATACCCCGTTGTTGTACTAGAGGTGTCAATAGCTGTTGAACTAGACTGACCCACAAGCAGGTTTCCCGATGCATCCAGCCTCATACGTTCTGAAGTTCCACCAGTAGCAAAGCGCAGATCGCCTACTCTATGCCTTAGTATGGCATGATCTTGACGATATTGCAGTTCACCTAAAGCCGTAGAATTATCATTCTCACGAAACGCAATCTCACCTATATCATCGCTTGATCTTCCAAGTATAAGTAAACCTTCTGCGCTTGAGTTGGATTGAACTGAGAGAGGGAAACTAGGCGCTGCCGTGCCAATACCTACGTTGCCTGATGAGTCGATGCGCATACGTTCTGTAAGTGCGCCAAGGTTTTCTCTAGTTTTAAATGTTATCGCAGATGACCTGCTGGCGGCATTGGTGTAAATACCGTTGATGGTTGCTAAATCTCGCAGTGACCCACTAGCATCTTCGGCACTGAAGTTTAAAGCCGCACCAAAGTTATTAGCCGCTGTACCCGTTGTGTTAGCTGAAAGACGGGAAACTACTACCGCATCATTAGTTGTCGATGAGTTTGTTGACACATCTAGTGGAAATGCTGGCGCTGCTGTCCCAATGCCTACATTCTCTGAGGCATCAATAGTAATAGCAGTAGACGTGGCATTGTCGTCGATGCCAGTAGACTCAAAGCCAGCAATAACACCCGTCATAGTACCACCAGCTTTAGGCAGGGCAGCATTAGCAACAGTGTTATTAGTAGCGTCTGTTGCACCAGTGTAACCAAGGTTAGCTAGTGTAAGGTTACGTGTAGCAACCGTAGCGTTAGCGTCTGTGACGTGACCAAGAGTATCTGTAGTGATGTTAAAGTCTAAGTCAGAGATGACTGTAGCGCCACTTAAAGCGCCTGTGTCTATAGCAGCATCATCGCCAGCATGGGTGGGGTGAGTGTACTGAGCAGCGCCAGCAATGGTACCATCTGAAGCAATCGTAATGTTTGAACCAGCGGTTAGTGCTGCGACTACATTAGCTGTGTCTGTTACGTCAGCGGATGCTTCAATGCCGTCCAGCTTAGTACCATCAGCAGCCACATCACGGCCATCCACAGTACCTGTCACAGTAATATTACCTGTAACATCAATACCTGAGGTAAAGTCTACGTTGCCTTGAAAAGTACCTCCATTGGAAGCAGAGACCATGTCTGCTGTAGTAAAGCTTTTGAAAGCAACAACGTTCAGCTCGTCACTGAGTGCAGCTGCAACAGAAAGAGTAATTACACTCCCGTTGGTGGCAGTGTAGTCTGTGCCATCTTCAAGTACAACTCCGTTCAGAGTAACAATAACATTATCTACTGTATAAGATAGTGTATTAGAATTCTCATCTGTTCCTGAAAAAGCAGTTTGTCCCGAGGTAGCAGTGTAGTGATAGTTATTAAGAGAAGCACCACCTGCGGAAGAAGCAGCAACCCACTCGGCTCCGCTCCAGATAAACATGCCTCCGGTTGCGTTGTTATAGTATAATGCACCTACTACCAGAGTATTACCATCATTGTCTACTGTTGGTGCTGTACTTTTACTACCCAAGTAAGTGTCATCAAACTGATCAAAGACAGCGGCAGCAGAGGCTGCGCTTGTAGCAGCAGCTATTTGAGAGTTAGATGCACCTGTAGCAGAGGTCGCAGCGTTGCTTGCCTGTGTGGCAGCTGTGCTGGCAGAAGCAGCTGCCTCAGAAGCTTTAGTGGTTGCAGTAGACGCTTCAACGGCTGCGGCAGCTTGAGAGTTAGCGGCTGCTACTCTATCAAGTCCAGTTTGTACTTTATCTGCTTCAGCTAACACAACGTCTGCATGTGTTAGTACAACATCAGCGTTAGTTAAGACTAAGTCGGCTGCAACAGCTATGCGATCAAGTCCAGTTTGTACCTTATCTGCTTCGGCCAAGACAACATCTGCATTAGTTAAGTTAACATCTGCATTAGTTAAAACAACGTCAGCGTTGGTGGCTATCCGGTCTAACCCTGTCTGCACTTTATCTGCTTCAGCTAACACAACGTCTGCATGTGTTAGTACAACATCAGCATTGGTTAAAACAACGTCAGCGTTAGTTAGCGCAAGGTCAGCAGCTGTATCTATAGTATCTTGGTTAGTTAAGACTAAGTCAGCTGCAACAGCTATGCGATCAAGTCCAGTTTGTACTTTATCTGCTTCAGCTAACACAACGTCTGCATGTGTTAGTACAACATCAGCGTTAGTTAGAGCTAGGTCAGCGTTGGTTAAAACAACATCTGCATGTGTTAGTACAACATCAGCATTGGTTAATGCAAGATCCGCACTTACAGCATTCTCGCTGACCAAAGCAGCAGCTGCAGAGTTAGCAGCAGCCAAAGCATTCGCAGCAGCCTCACTTGTGGAGGTTACAGAGTTTACATTGGTATCAGTATCAAAGCTACCTCCATCATCAATGGGGGCGACTTTATTATTCTGGTCTCTAAATCCCATATTGTCCTCCTAGAGTAAGTTGTCGTGCGCAAATGACATTGCCAAGTTGCTACCTTTTGTTTTACGGGTCATTTCTTCTTTGTTAAGTTCTTCTAATTCTTGGTCAAACAACATTTGATACTTCTGTATTTCTTCGTTATCGTTCAAGTAAATAAATACTTCCAGGAGTGCCCCGAATAAAATTATTCTTTCGTTCTCATCTCTCAGCCAATGAGTCGCTTCGCTGCCCACCCAATAGTCGGCACTGGCAGCAAGTCTGGTGTCAAAGGAAGCTTCTGTTTTGTCTGCAGCAGCAGAGTAAGTGGTTGCAACTCCACCAATGTCTAAAGTACCTAGCCCGGACTTCCAGTTATTATAAGTCCCAGAGTAGGTAGCGTTAAGAGCAGGTAGTCTGCGATAGTAATGAAGTTCCACCACATCCCCGCGCTTAAAGTTACCGTGAAGTTTTATTTCGTTTCCAATTTGTGTGTAAAAGTTAAAGCTCTTTGTACGACCATAGCCGTCGTTAAAGGTTCTTACATCTACTTTTTCGTTGTACACGATACCAGAGTTTTTATTCAAAATATCTGCATTTCTTATAAAAATAACTTCTATTAAATCAGTGGGAGCCTTTATAGAAAGTACAGCGCCACCACCTAAGAAGGCACTTGGGCCAATATCTGGTGTAACGCCCGTAACCCCTGCAGAGTCCAACTCTTCTTGGGATCCGTTTACATCATAAAGTCTAGTGATTTCTAGTGGCGGCACACGTAGTGTTCTGTAAGCTTTATCTGCTCCGTATTCGAAACACCGGGTCACCACTGAGTTAGAAAGAACTGAAACATCTCTGTTAGACCAGTCCCTAATCATTCCTGCGTTATCACCAGTGAAATCACCAGATCCTACAAATTCTACGTATGTAGCCATAATAAACCTCTATGTCATTACTAGTAAGTCTGGATATTCTGTTTTCAACAAATAAACCAATCTCTTTTTCTGTGCAGGATCGTGCATAAACTCTGGATCTAGTATATCCAAGTTATATTTAGTATTAAGCTCTAATACAATTACGTTAGGAATAGAGCACATCTTTTGATAATGTGACTTCCTATTACGGCCTGCTTCTTTTTCTCTTTTAACTTCTTCGATAGTGTCTGAGATGTTGCCTTCAACTCTCCAAGCACTACCTCCATTAGTGTCAGTAATCATTTGACCAGTAAGGTCTCCTGAAGCTGATGTGTGTTTCCATCTGGACATGCTGTTCCTCTGTTCTAAATTATAGTGAGTCTAACACTGTATGGAATTTACCATCATTAGTTAGATTACCCACTTGGATTCTGTATACAGTAGTTGCGGTAGTGCCTAAGGCTACTACATTGTGTGAAGCTCCTGGCCTGGACATATAAACCTTTGTAAGTTTACCTGTGCTTGGATCAACTTCTACGTGATTCTCACCTGTTAAACCAACAATAGACTCTTGCGCTGCCCCAATTATGGTTTCAGAACCAATCACTAATGCGTTACTGTTTGCTGTAATTTTAATTAGCATTTACTACTCCTATAGTAAAAAGAGGACACCCGAAGGTGCCCCCTTATAGTAAGTTTAAGCGCCGATGTTAGCGATTACACCCCAAGCGTTAGGGTTAGAACATTCAAGAGTAGTCTCTTCAACGAACATGCCTACTGTGGAGTCACCATTCTGACCTACGTCAACTTCCTGCATAGGACGAAGAGTAGCCATTTTGAACCACATTGGATCGTATACAAGTGCGAAAGCATCTTGGATAGATACTGCGTCAGCGGAAGTACCGCCAGCGCCTGTAGCTGTTGCTGCAAGACCCATGATGTAGTTAGGCTCAACCATAACGTCACCGAAGTCGGACATATAAATGTCTACTGCAGCACGTAGTTTGCCTGACTCATCAATGTTACGACGTACGTTAGAGCCTGAAGCGTTTGCTTTGGCTGAGAATGTACGACGGTTCTTTGGTGAGAGCATTACTTTAGTGGCTTTTCCGCCAGCTTCGCAAATGGTCTGCATGATTTGGTCAATGTGTGTAAGCTCAAGCTCACCTACGTTTGCACTTGTGGACTCAGTGGAGAAG